ACATTTCCAGTTGTCCTGCGGTCAACAGGAACACCATAAGTAGTAACTCCACGCTGTGACATTACATTGCTCCTGCTCTAAACGCAAACAACTGCCGAGCAGCATCTGCGATTTCTCTTGCCTTATCCGCTTCCAAATCTCCCAACGCCTGACGGTACTGCTGCAACAAGCGAGCATCCTCCAAATCAAACCCCCGCATCTGCTCAGCCTGACCCAAATCAAACTCAGACAAATTACGTGCACGCTCACCAGCGAACTCCTGCATCGCACGATTAAAAATACCTGAACGAACGTTCGGAGTAACTAGATTACGTTGCGAATAGCCACGCACCAACTGCGGTTGCGCTCGCTCATACTCACGCAACGCATTCTGACGGGCACGAGAACCCCGCTGCTGAGCCAACGTACGAGAATACTGATTCGCAGCAGCAGTTGCAGCATAATTCTCCGTATAGCCACGCCGACGAGCCTCATACAAACTAGGGTCGTACGCCATAATTACCTCTATCCATTCGTGCAACCATCCTCTTCAAATCATCCATCTCTTCACGCACCTCAGTCAACTCGCGAGACAACGACATAAAAATCTGTTGCAAACGACCAGCATCATCAGTCGTCAACGTGTTGATAATGGGCGAAGACCAAGGGCTTCTCATCCGAACACCTGCGTACCCAACACCACTTGGTCAGAATCACCAGAAGCCAAAGAGTTTGCAACACTGGGGTCCAACTTCGCAGAAGTAATCGCACCAGCAGCAATCTTGGCTGTCGTCACAGCACCATCTTCAAGGTTCACACCCGAAGCCAAACCGTCAGCAAAGTTCTTCACCGCAGTGAAGTTGCTGTTCATCTCAGCGGCTTCAATAACCGTGTTAGATGTAAAAGAATAAGGAACAGAAAGAGGCATCAGCCACTCACCTTTCGGTTGTTGTACTTATAAGTAATTGAATCAATCCCCCAACCACCATTGGAAGGACCAGTGAACAACAATTGCACACTGCGAGCCAAACCAAGATTCCGACCATTCTTCACAACCACACCTTCAGACGAAGAACCCCACAAGCCTGAACCCCACAACGCAACACCCCAATACGCACCAGTACCAGCACCAGACAACGACACATCAAACTGTTTACGCTCGTTACCAGCAGCCTCCTCATAATTCTGAAACACCTTCACGTTCACAATCCGCTGCGTATCAACCTGCTTAAACACAATGTCAGGACGACGAAACATCTTCTTCTGCGCATACGTATTCCCATCCACCCAACCAGTGCGATAATACGACGAGAACGCTGTCAACGTACCAGTGATGTTGTCACGCTCCTCCTGATACAAATCAACCTTCAACACATACGGCTGCGTCGGATGACACGCAACACGAAAGTTCGTGTTTGCGTCGTCAGTCCAGTCAGTACCACCAATCAACCCATAACCATCATGCGTAGCGAACTGTGTGTACGCACCACGAGCACCAATAGAAGGGTCCAACACATAGTTACGTGTCGGCTTGGTTGCAATATTGTCTGGGTCGTACGGCAACGCAATCCATGCACGACGACCAATCCACGACACCGAATACGGTTCAGTGGAAGCCGTAGACAACAAACGTTCGTCCACCAGTGGACGCAACGGTTCAAACACATCCATGATTTTGGTGCCGTTATAAAAGAACACACCTTCTGGGTTGGAGTAGAAATACACTCCATCTTCAGCCTGAGCGATACTGTGATGGTTGTTTGCACCAAGGTTCGTTGACAACTCAACAACTTGGAAGTTGTCAGACGAGTTACCGACAAGTAGATAAATACCGTTCGGCTTAAAGATAACAAGTTGACCAGCAACAATCGCCAAACCACGGATGCCCAAACCGCCACCGTTGAAATCAATGAAGTCATCTGCCATCCAGTCACCCGGCAAACCTTCATGTGACCAACGCAAACGATTCGGATGCAGCACACCCGCTTCGTATGTCCCCGCAACAAACAGTTTGTTTGTGTGCGTAATCACATGGTCAGCACGTGGCATGAATCCACCAATCGGATTGTTGTACGGCTGCCAAGTCGGACCATTCGCAGACAACGCAGTCGCATACGTATCAGTGGTCTTCCAACTGTAGCCAACAAAACCAGAAGCAGCACCAGTAGCCATGTACAACGTGTCACCCCACGCATACATGCACACACCATGAGTAGCAGTAGCAGCAGTCACAGGATTACCCGACGAATACTCCAAACGAGTAAAGTTCGTACCAGACGACCAGAACACGTGAGTGTTGCTGGTCAACATCAGACGAGACGAATTACCATAAAACGCATACAAACGTTCCGGGGACCACGTACCAGACACAGCAGTCGTGTTCAACCTGTGCATACCACCACGACTAAACACACCACCACGAGGGTCAATCTCCACATTCAACATGTCAGGCGACTCATTTTTCGCCAACTGAAACTGGTCAGCGCGAAGGTTCAACCCACCCGTAAAATCGTCATAGCGGTCCGTCAATAGTCTGCTCATGACCCAAGCGTCGCCCCCAGAGTCTGCAACCATCTACGCATCGTCGGATACTTCTTGCCACCCGACAACAACAACGGACGATGAGAACGAGCCTTCATAAGGTCGCGGCGAGCCATCGCCACACCCTCCTCAAACGAACGCTGATACATCATCGCCATCTCATTATCCTCTTGACGCTGATACACCCGAGCCAACGCATAATACGCCAACAAAATATGAAACCAGTTATCCATATCAATCTCAGTAGCCGTGTTCGTCAACCACGTGTACGAAGGATTACGATACGCACGAACCGTCAACGGATACACATTGTCAGGCTTCGGATACAAATGAATCTGCCCATCCCACACAGCCCAAAAATACGGTCGGCTGGCAACATCAGTGTTGCCCAGCCACACCTCCTCGGCATCATCATACGCAATCTCCGTAAAACGATTACCCGAAGCAGTAGTCTCCACAATAGAAATAATTTCGCGAATGTCCCCAATAGTAGAAATTGTGTACGGACGCTGATTCACCACCGTATTCAATGTGTACGTCTCTTGGAAAAACGGCCAGCGACGCTCCAACGCAACAATACGCTGAAACGCCTCTTTGACAAACGTGTCCAACAAACTGTTCGGCAAGTCAACGGTGTCTAGGTCAGAGATGTCTCGCACCATCGTGCGAACGTCAGCAAGATTCATTGAACATCACCACCCTTGGCAGCCTTACGCAAATGACCGATGCAATACTGCGTACCCTTCGCCTTGGGACCTTCACAGGTGTCGTTATCCGCTACACAGCGGTTACGACCCGTATATTCACCCCCACCAGCCTGCAATTTGGCTCCAGCCAAACTTACGGCTGCTTGACGGTAAGCGTTTACGGGTTCGCCGTACATTGCATGTGCGGGTTTAGCGTTCATCACTATTAACCCCTTTTATTACTTAAAGTTAAGCCCCCACCCCACGGAAGGGAGGTGGGCATGAGGTGGGGACCCAACTCAATTAGCGGTACAGACCCTTACGGTAGTTCTTGCTTGGGGCTTTGCGTGCATTGCGCACATCTTCTGCACGCATTGAACCACCACGACCACCACGACTATCGGCAGTACGACCAGAAGTTTTCGCCTTGGGCTTCTTGCCAGCAAGACGTGAATCTTCAGCCTTGTTGTTCTTGCCGCGACCCTTCCCTGCAAAACGAGCATCCTCGGCTTTGCTATACGATGCCTGCTTTTTTCCCGCTGTTACGTCACCGTAATAGTTGGAACCTTCGCGCATGCGATAGTTTACCTTTTTGCCGCCCTGACGATTCTTATTCTGATTCTTGCGTGGCATCCCTGCCCCCTTTGGTTTAGATTGACCGTTATCAAGTATTGCGTAATACTGTGGCATTGCTTTCTCCTTTATTGATGTGATGTGGGACGGAGGGCTTCATCCCCCCGTCCCAACATCAACTCCCTTACTTGCGGTACACCTTCACGGTGCTGTCCGACTGGACAACCCCGACGAAAGTGCCTGACGTCGCAGCCGAAACCGCAGCCGCACCGACGATGGTCACGTTAGTGCCACCAACAAGTGTGATTGCGTGAGTGTCTGCTGCCTTGTTCACAATCGTGAACTCAAATGACGTACCAGTTGCTTCATCCGTGAGCGCTGCCACAATCTGCGCAGCCGTAGCGGTCGTAAAGTTACGAGCCGCAGTTGGCGTGCAGGTGAACAGTTTGCTCTCCAGCAATTCGCTGGCGCTCAACGTTTGTGCTGCATCAGTCTCAGCGACCTCAGCAACCTTTTCAAACGCTGTTACCCAGTCCTCAAGACGCTTGCGCGTAAGAGCACCAGATGTGCTGTTTGGCTTCAATGGCATGATATTTCTCCTTGTTTCCTAGTTACCGATTAGGCTGTCTTGGCGGTCAGTTTGCCCTGCTTGGCGCAGTTGCGGACCGTAAAGTTGCCGTAGCACATGATGAGCGCATAGCGAGCATCAACGTCTTCTGGCTTGACAAACTCAGTTTGTGCAAACCACTTGCCGCTGTGACCCACCAACGTGAGGTACTTGCTGTTGAGGAAGTACATGACACCCGAAGTGCAGTGAACATCGTACACAATTGGGGCAGCCTTGAACAGCAGGTTCTGGAATCCAGCATCTGCGGTCTTGGTGTCCGTGTAACGAAGTTGTGGCTGCAACAGAGCCTCATACTTCTCAAACAGGGTTTGAGTCGTAAGAATCATGTCTGGGTGGTCATTACCAACCGACACGGTGTTGTAGGCAGTCGCCATCTGAGCGAGAGTCAACGCAGTTGCGGTGTTCTCCTCGTATGAACGCCAGAACTCGTTGCCAGAAGTTGCACGGTTGATACCACCAACAGTGCCGCTTGCCTCAACGAGGTTGCCCAAGCCGTTCCAATCTTTGCCACTGTTGCCAGTGCCATCAGCGAAGAACATCTGGTTGAACGACTCACGCATGGACTCTTCAGCCTGCATGATTTTCGCTTCCAACAGGTTAATGATTTCCTGTTCACCGTTGTTCTTGGCTTCTTCAATACCGGAGATTGAAATGGATGCAGCGTACTGCTTCCACTCGAACTCCGCAGCCGAGATTCCCTCTTGCGGGGTCAGGCTGAGCGAGTCGTACCCTGAGTACGAACCCACAGTGCTGTTCTTTCCGTAGATGAGCGGCTCAATAATCTTGGTGCCACCGTTGAGCATACGGATGCGACCCTTATCCATGAGGAAATAGGTCAGCGGACGTGCAGTGAACACGTTATCCGTGAGTTGCGAACGGTAGTTAGCAAGCGTTGTTGAAAGCAGCGCATCAAAATTTGCATTTGCAGTCATGATGAATTACTCCTGGGTTTGGTTGAAATTGTGCTAGCCCTCTAACTGCCGTTTGGCAGATTCAAAGGCATCGCGAACACTACGAATAGGTTTAGAAGACACATCGGCACTCTTCGCAGAAGCACCTTTAGACACCACTGCGGCATCCCGTTTCGCATCAACAATTTTCTTCGTTTCCTCAGATTTCACTTTAGTTGCTACTTCCTTGGTACGAGACTGTTCAAACAAACGGTCAAACGCAATCTGCTTATAAGTTGCTTCAAGATTCGTGCTTCCTGTCGCCAATGCTTTCGCTACGACCTCATTGGCATCAAAAAGTTCCCCGTATCTCCGTGACAAAGACTCAATCTGATTCTCTAACTCACGCATCGCTTTCTCCTGTTCAAATGCCTGAATCCGAGTTTCAAGTTGGCGGTACTGCTTCTCCACTGGGTCAAGAAACTCATCCTCTTCGGATGTTGGTTGCTTGTTCACCCCATAATGTTGCGAAAGCAATTCCACAGTGCTTGCTGGGTCATTCTGCAAAGCCTCTTGCAAAGCGGCCGCAAACTGCACCTGTCTTCGTTGCTCAGCAAGTTCCTGCGTCTTACGGGTATAGTCCGATTGACGCTGGTAACCGTTGAGCGCCTCAGCGAGCGGAACCTCAATTTCTTCGCCATCAACAATTAACTTGACGGGCTTGTCAGCATATTCGTCCCAGACGAAATACTCTTTCGGTTCAGCCTCTAAGGCTTCACCAGTTTCGGAGTTCGCATCAACTTGCCCATCAACGATGGGTGTGTCAGTAACTTCTTCAACGGTGTTTTCAATATTACTCATAGAGTCCTCCTTCGGCGGTTGCTCTACCCCTAGTACCAGACGCTACATAATTTGTTCATTCGGCAACTGCGTATTCGGCAAAGGAGCACCAGCAGCCAGCAATTGCGACAGAATTTCAGGCGGAATATTGCTCGGCAAAGGCATACCACCAGTCGGCTCACCCTCCGCAGCACCCATACCGGGCACCATCCCCTCTGGTGGCATCATCCCAGCAGGAGCACCGCCAGCCGCCTCGGGCGGCATGGCTCCCATCGGTGGCTGAGCCATAATGAACCCCTGAGCCTGCTTGATACCAAACCCGTACTGCAACACGTAGGTAGCCATCTTGCCCATGTCCAAAATCCCAGCCCCAGCAAACGGAGCCATAGCGTCCACAATCTGCAAAGCACGCTGGCGACGGAACGACTCATTCATCGGAGCAGTAGACCCACCCTCAACCTCATAGTCAAACTCGCCCTGAATGTAGTCACGGTCAAACGTCAACCACAACGGTTGCGCCTCAGAACCAATAACACGAATCGCCTGCTCACCAGTCATAAACTGCTGTGCCAACATCACCAAACGGCGAGCACACTCACCGATAGCACGCTCAATAATCGCCAACTTGTCACTAGAACGAGCATTAGACGCATCCTGCACAATCGCAGCCTCAGTAGCCGTACGACGAATCTCAGGCATGGAACCCTGCTGATACTCAGACACACCAGAAACACGGTTCATGTCCGAAGAAATCAAATCCGACTGGTTATACAACTCTGGTGGGTTAATCACCGCAGGCATCGGAGACAACACGTTACCCAAATTGTCATCCGTAATCACAGGCACCATCACATTGTCCTCATCGGACTCCAACGCTTGACGACCATCAGTATCAAACGCAGATTCCTTATACAGCCACTTACGTGAGAACCGTTTACGATGATTCATCATCTGTGTACGAGTCTGATTCAATTCGTGTTGCAACGGCTCAATCGCCTCAAGTTCACCCATCGGATAAAACGTCTCAGGAACGTCATAGTTACGAATCATCACAAACGGCTGACCGAAAGCAAACGGAATCTCCTTCGGGGCGACAAGGAACTTGTCCGACCCGTCACAGAACACCGACACCGTATTGCGGTCAATGTCATACCATTCCCACACCTCAACAT